TTTTCTGAATCCCCAATCTATGGCGATCCTTCCTGTCATGGTGGGCTTGTAAGTCCAATCTTCAATAATGTGGCCTTCTGTGAACTCTTGATAAATCAAGCCCGTTGGTGGTTTGGGCTTATTCATTATCATTGCTTCACGTTCTTCGGCAGGTAGTAGCTTGGTGGCTTCAAACCATTCATCAGCAAGGTTGTCTTGGTTGACATAGCTTGTGAACAACATAGGAATGTAGCCAGCGTTTTCCGCCATCGAGCACCACCAAGCATCTGCCACAGGTAAGCCCACCAATATCAAGATTGGTGAAGGGCCAGCACGAAGACGGCCAAGGGCTTTATGTGCCACCTCCATGTCAAGGGTTTGACATTCATCAATAAGGCATACACCGCTTGTGATATTTAAACCTTCAAGTGGGTTGTGGGTAGCGTCTCTTGTTCCTGGTCGATAGTAGGAACGACACCACACCGTTGAACCTGTGGAAGGATCAAGCCATTGTTTATTGGTGTGGTTGTAGGTCCAACCAAGTGGAGACAACCACTTTTGCATTTCGGGCATTAACACACTGTTATACCTTGGTGTCGTGTCAGTGACTACCAAGGTTGAAGTGCCTGGCCTTGTCTTGGCAATGAAGAGAATGGAGAAGACCAAAGCACAAGTCTTTCCACTACCCCAACCACACCTTGCACTGATTACCTTTTGTTCATCTTTAATGGCTGTGATGATTTGTCTTTGTAATTCGTTTAGTTTGATTGCTGTCATGGTTTTGCAAGTTCTTTTTTTATATCAATACCCATTTCTTCTGCTTCAACTTGTATTTGCAAAGTTGAAGCAGAAGGTTGAAGGAATCCTCTCATGCGTCTTTTTTTCATGCGTGAAAGATAGGTTTCTAAACTTTCACCTCTTTGACTTGTTGGTGGTGTTGACCAACTCTCTCCACAAAGTTGTGAAAGCTCTTGTGGCTGTATCTGGCACAACTCCATTCCCCAACATTCTGAGTTCGTCTGTTCGATTGTCACAGGATTTTGACAACTCGGCATAGCCCAACCTATTGGCAATCCCATCAACATTTCCACCCATCTTGGATTCAGTTTTACAGTTCGCCCCTCTTTCCAATCTCTTGCAGTTGGTGTGGTCCAATTCACTTGATTCTCTAGTCTGAACTTGAACTCTTTTGAGTTCGGATTTCCCCCCCCGCTCGGAGCAGAAGCAAGGCCAACTCTTGGAGTTCCCCACTGTAACCCTTGGTGGTTCATACCAATTTTGTGTTTGTCCTCTAGTAACAGGCCAAGCTGTTCTTGATTCTTTGGTATTGCTAATAAGTTTGGTGACATAATCAAGGCTTGTTTTGGTGAGTTCATTTCGGACACCAAGGATAAACACTCTTTTTCTTTGGTGTGGTGCACCAATTTCACTCGCTGAGAATATGCTTGACGTTGCTCTGTAACCCAATCTTTCCAACTCTCTGAGTACATGGAGCAAAACAGGGGTGTCTTCGGGGTCTGTCCATTGATCCCCTTTAAGTTTTGAGCTGATAATTCCTTCGACGTTTTCCAAGAAAACAATGGAAGGTTTTCCAAGCTGTTGAATCCCTTTTGTGATATAGGGCCACAAGTGTCTTGGGTCTTCATCTCCTTTTCTTCTTCCTGCGGCACTGAATGGTTGACAAGGGAAACCTCCACTGAGGATATCCACTTTTCCACTAAAGAGTTCCCAAGGGAAGGTTTTAAGATTCGACCATATAGGTGCTGCGTCAATAAGTCCGTTTTCCATCTTCGTAACCAGGTTGCAGATTGGGAAGGCTTCGATCTCCACATAAGCGATTGTTCGGACATGCTCGATAGCTCGTTTAAGTCCAAGGTCAATCCCTCCATAACCTGTGCAGAGTGATAAATGGGTAAGTTTTTTGGTATGATCCACATTTGCTTCTTTCTAGTTTGTGTGTTATCTATACCTTCAAGGGTTTGTCATGCCCTAAAGGTCTTCCTAGTCTCCTAGGTTGATTGGTCCTTCACAGTTTTTGTGTCAAAACACTTCTCCTGTGGCTGTGAAGGACCTTTCTTAATTTGTTCAAGCATTGATAAAACTTCATTAGTTCCATCAGACTTGCTTGTAGTCTCCATCTTGATTTCCTGTTTTGCTCCCCAACTTTCGGGAAAACGTCTTTCAAGAATCCAAGCTGGTGCTCTCCAATCATCACGAGTAATAGCCATCTTCATAATCTGATTAAGAAGGACCTCTTCTGCTTTGGCCATAGCTTCACCACAGGCAAGGGCAAACTGTTCATCTTTATGAAACCAATTATAGTAAGTCTTTTCAGAGATACCTGACTTTAAAGCACTAGCCTTGATGGTATTGCCAATCTCAAGATGTTCAATAATGTTCTTCTTGATAGTCTCTTCACTATTGATTAGTTTTCGGCCTCTTTTTTTGGTCACTGTTTTCTTCTTTGTTCCAGCCATAAAGTTCACCATACGCTTCATAAAGGGTTGCAATAATATAATTGTAAAGGTCTTGACTCTCTTTTGCCAAGTCACCTTCAAGAATCACCTTCTCTTTTAATCGCTTGCTTAATTCTGCAAGTTCAGTAACTACGCGCGCACATGTTGCTGTATTTCCTGTTCTATTATCCATTATCTTCTCCCATCATGGCCTTCATAGTCATGGGGTAAAGCTCAAGAAGGTCTTGCTTGATTGCTTGAGCCATCAACTGTGTTTCAATCTGTGCATGTTCATCAAGACGTAGTTTTAAAAACTTCACCCAATTATGAACACTACCTGTCATGTAAAAGGTAGTATATAGGGCTTGTGGTAGGATAGCCCTTGCAATCTCCCTTGCTACCCCTTTGTCAAGTAGGCTGTGATAGTGCTTTAATGTTTCAGCTATGCAATGATTAAAAAGATCATGACAGGCTTCTTGCTCGGTTGTAATGCCTTCACTGCATTGAAGGTTTAACTTGCTTTGACCTCTAAAGACTACAGGTTTCCAAAACTCAAGGTTGTCTGCAGTATATCGCCTTGACACTTCATTGTAAGAAAAGGTTCTGTGTCTCATCACTTGACTTCTGACAAACAAGGGAACTGTGCAACGGAAGGTTGCTTGCATGTGCTCAAAAGGTGAAGTGTGGCTGTGACCCACCAAGAAGTTGATAAGGTTCTTATCTCTGGCAGTCAGTTCCTTGCCTTTGCTGTCTTTTAAGAATGATACTCTAGCAGCATTGACAGCACTTTTGTCTGTTCCCATATGGTCAATAAGTTCCACACTTCCAATTTCATCTTCATATATGTAATGAATCATGCTTGTTTAAGCTCCTTCAATAAGTCTCTATATTCTTGTTGGTATTGCTTTTGATACGCACGATGGCGTTCAAGGTTGTTTTCCTTCCACCGCTTGGACCGTTGCCTTTGACGTTCCTTGACTTGTTCATCATGCAGCTTTCTTTCCTGTGGTGTAAGATCATAAACACCTGTCTTGCGATAACCACGCTGTGAATTAATGCCCTTGATGATTGGTTGGATAAACCATCTTGTATAACATTCACCGCTTGGCCTTCGATAGCCTTCATCTTCCAAGGCTTGTATGACTTCCTCAATGGTCAGGCCTTGCTGCTTAAGCTGCTTTGCTCTGTTTTGCCAGGTTGTCATTTAGCCCCCTCCAACTTTTCAACAAGTGCCAAGATGACTTCCTCATATTCAGCAATAAGTTTTTGTTGATCTTTAATGGTGGCCTTTAGCTGGTCTTCAACACTTCGACCACTGTTGACCTCTTCCATGATTCTGCAAAGGTCATCATATAGCTTGTGGTTTTCAAAGCCTTTATTCTTGTTCAAGACATTCATCAAATAAGATGGTGAATAGCCAATTTCAACACTGATCTTATTCAAGGGAAGGCCAGCTTGAAGACCTTCCTTAATCATTTTTAACTTGGTTTCTTTGGGTAGCTTTCGCCCTTTGATATTTCGGAGTGTTGAAAAGTCAAAGGGAATAGGAAATTGATGTGTCATGTTCATGGTCTTCCAATCTTTCATTGTGGTTATTTTCCCCAAGGTGATTTTGGGTAGGTGTTTGCCTGTGGTTGTTCGGGTGGTAAGAGTTCGCTTGAATCATCGAAGTGGGCTTGTGTCTTATCAAGACCACCACACTTGAAAGCTATGATTTCCCATTTGCGTACTCCACTTTTGTTTTCATAGCTTGACACTTTGCCCTTGATATAAGCTCTTGAACCTTTCTTAAGGCTTCTTACTGCTCTTTCTGCAAGTGGACCACGAACTTTTATTCTGTGCCATTCTGTTGTAGTTTGCCATTCTCCACGCTTGTCTTGATAGCTTTCATTTGTTGCGAGTGAAAAGATGGCAACTTGTTGATGTTCGTCAATGTATTCTGGGTTTTTTCCTAGGTGGCCCAACAAGGTCACTTCGTTCACGCTTAAGCTCATTTAGTTTGCTCCTTAGTGTTTGCAGTCTGCTTGCAAAGTAGTCCGCTGTTTGTGCTGCCGTTGGAAGGTGTCTTTGCTGATCCCAAAAGTTGTAATACTTCAAGGCCTGTTTGATTTCCTGTTCCAGCTCTTCGATGGTGTTCAATGACATAGGTGATTCCCCAATCCACAAGTGTGCTTATTGACCGCCTGTTGATTGTGGCTATCTCGTCAAGATAGTCAATGTTCTCTTGACTTGTTCTGAAGGTGATGGGCTGCCTTCTTTGTTTCTTCTCCATGTTTGTCTCCTTCTCTACATGAGAAACTAAGTATACACTGTAGAGACTGAGAAGAAAACAAAAAAGTAATCAGATAGTAAAAAAAGCTATGAATAAGGACCTTTAAAAACTAACACAAAACGAAACAACTTACTGTCACTGAAAAGGTGTTAATTAGAATTAAAGAAGGTGACACTATCTGATTCTTTCCCATACAAAAGACTTTTTCAAGACAAGTCAACACTTATTAATCACAAAGGGCTAAAGCCTTATCCTATCCAAGCATTAAGAAGGTGATTGTCTGTGACTCTTCGGTCTCTTCCTATCATGTTGACAGGTTCACCAAACATGGCAATGAACCTGCTTAAGATAGCTTTGTTGTAGTCAATGGCTGTTTTGAGTTGTTGGTTGGTCAAGTTGGAAGTCAAGACAACTGACAGCTGGCCTGACTTCCACCGTTCATAAATCTTCTGCACAATATCGGCTGTGGTCGATTTAAACCATTGTGTTTGATTTGCACCACCACCAACACCACAGAATTCATCAAAGAGCAGCAAGTCAGTCTTATCAAGCCAATGTTTCAATGGGTCTTTCTCACCATTGAATGATCTTTTAATTTGGTCAATAAGCTGATTATGTGAGATATACATGACTCGCTGGCCGCTGAAAATAGCGTCTTTTGCTAGGCAGTAAAGCAGGGAAGTCTTGCCATTGCCAGGATCACCACGAAGATATAAAGAAGGACTTGCTTGTATCTGTCTTTCATTTGGTTTCTTGATCCAATCCAACAAGCCTTGGACTCTTTGCTGTTGGTGTGGTGAATCCCATTCATATGCTTTGAAGTGCATACCATAAGAATCACTAGGTAGTTGGAGCTTGGTGAGCTTGGCCATTCTTCTTCTTGGTATCTCACAGAACTTGCACACCTTAGCGTCAAGTGTGTTCTGTTCATTTGCTTGATAAATGAAGCCCTCTTTGCACCGACCGCAGAAGGGAAGGACTTTGCATTGAAAGAAAGGTGCATCTTTGAAGACCAAGTCTTCTTCTTCAAGGTTGCTTGGATTGATGTGTCTAAAGTCTTGAAGCTGGACTTTGACCTTTGGCTTGTCGCTGTTCATTTCAGCTACTGTCTTTCTCATTTCCTTAAGCTGTCTTGATAGCTTTCCAAGTTCATCTCCTAATCTTTTCATTTCTCACCTTCCTTCTTTGCTTTTAAATTCTCCTCTACTTCTTCTCTTAATTCATCTCCCCAAAGCTCTCCAACGTTCAGGCCATACATATTGATATTAGATTGATATATAGATTGATTATTAAAGTTAGTTGTTAGTGTTATCGAATTGATAACAGCGTGTGTTCTCAAATTGATAACAGGGGTATTATCATCTTGATAACAGGAGGTGTTATCATCTTGATAACAGGGTGTTATCGTATTGATAACAGGAGGTGTTATTGTATTGATA